GCGCACGTCCCCGCAGAGCCGCCCGCCAAAGAGGGCAAGACGAAGCTCGAGAAGAAAAGCGAGGTAACTGATGGCTGATAAAGCAATTGTTGATAAAGCGATTTCTGACCTCACCCAAGCAACACAAATCACAGGCGACGACCTTTTTGTGCTTGAGCAGGGCGGCACAGCGAAAAAGCTCAAAGGCGCAACGCTGCTGGACTTCGTCACGCTGAGCGTTGTATCGGTCACGGTGACAACACTGCCCGCAGGAAGTTTGGCAACGGCGACCTACGATAAGTCGACTGGTACGCTGGCGCTTGGCATCCCGCAGGGCAGCAAGGGCGACACCGGCGCGACTGGCGCGACCGGCCCCGCAAACGTGCTGACCATCGGCTCGGTCACGTCCGGGAAGGTGGCGAGCGCGACCATTACCGGCGAAGCTCCGAATCAGGTGCTTAACCTTGTGCTCGAAAAAGGCGACAAGGGTGAACAGGGTAAGCAGGGTAT